TCCGTGACAGAAGCAATCCTTAACAATTTTGATGACTCGTTCGCTCCAAGGGAAAAGAAAAGGAATCCAGGTAGATCGCCAGATATGGTTATAGAGCAGAGAAGGCATAGATTGTATAAAAGACAATTAGATGGACTACCCACAAGGCATTTAGTTTTGGAACACGCTTCCAAAGAAGGAGTATGTGTAAAGACTGCATGGAACGATTGGAAAGAGGTTAGTAAATGGAATGATGAAGATTGGCAAAAGGATAGAGAAAATATGATCGCTCGCATACAAGCCATGAGAGTAAGGCTTTTCGATAAAGCGGTTCGTAAAGGTCAGTTCCAAACTGCTGCTCAAATATTGGATTCACTAGGTAAAGTAGTAGGGGAGAGTGTGGAGACTGTGAACATAAATGCTCCAGAA